CGTTGAACAGGATGACGAAGTTGATAGGATAGCAGAGCTTTCAGCTAGACTTGCTATGCTTTCTAACCTTGACGACGACATCCCGACACCTAAGATTAGTTCTATGGTTGATGCCTCCATTCAAGCAACCCCCGTTGAGAGCGAACCAGCTGTGGTCGAACAAGCAGCTGAGAGTTCAAGACAAGCGGAAGCTAGAAGGATGCCCGACCTGACGTTGGAAGCCGATATTAAGAATGCCTTGGAATCTATTAAACCAGGTGCTAACTTGACTATCGAGCGAAAACAAGAACTTCTTAGGAGAATCGCGTTTGAATACCCCGAAGCTGAGGCCAAAGCCAAAGCTGCCCAATTCTCGACCACTGCCGCCAATAGGTGGAAGAAGTGTAAGTCCAAGGTGAACAAGAAAGCCAAGGCAGCTCCTGTGGTTGAAGCCACACCCAAAGCGAAAACTGGTAAAAAGAGCCAGCCAAAGCCAACGGAAAAAGCTTCAGTCGAAGGTAAACCATCCAAGACTGAGACACGAGGCAAGAACGGGGAGCCCAAGAAGAATCGATCCAATAAGGCAAACGAGCATTATTCAATGCTGCAGGGTGCTATAATGGAAATGATACCGGTCTTGGGAAAGGACGGAACTGATAAACTTACTGAAATTCTGAAGCGGAGAATGCTGAAGCCCCAGGCCAAAGGGGTCTCAGATAAGTGAGTCCAACGGGCGAACCCGGGCCTGCAGGGGGGCCCTGTCGTTTAAATTCGACAAAAATTATAAAAATTACCCCTGCACAGCTGACTCTTAGAATGACTACTCCTATTCAATCTAAGCACTTTGAGGAACTTGTGACTAAGTGTGGTGCAACACCACATGGCGCTAAGTGGCTCAAACAAGCACTTGATCCTTTCCACGATGTTGATCTTGACATTGTTGGTTATCCGGACGTTTCTAGCGGAAGGTCTTTCGTGGCTAATGTCACTAAGACCATAGAGATCACCAAACCTACCAGTGCCGGAACTGGGAACTACGATGCACACGTGGCGTT